TGCCCCGGAAGGTGAGGTAGCGGACACGGCGCTTGCCGCTCATCGGATCGGCACCAATATCGAACTTAAGACGCCAAGAATTCTTGCCACGCTTGGTGATATTGCCGCTCATGGCTTTTGCTCTTCTTTGGCTGAAAATGCCTTTTCTAATTCGCGGATACGAGCGGTGACGCTGAAGAGCGAGATACGCAGGCGAGCATGATTGACCGCATCAAGATAGCGGGGCAGGTCAGCGAGTTGAATGAAACCGACTCCGCTAATTCCCAAAACCTCTCTCGGCTGCGACCAGCTAGCCGACATGAATTCCGGAACAATGCAAAAATATGTTTCCTCCCGGTCGTTTCGAGCGCCCTTGAATCCTGGAAAAAAATTTTTGGACCAATTTTTCTTTACCATCCTTGCGATGAGAGAAGGATCAATTCCGAATTCCGACAACTCCAGGCAGAAGCACCACTGCCAAAGCTCGTTCCTCTCGTAGCTTATCTTCTTACCGCGACCAGGGTTACTTCCGAGCGGAATTCCCAACCGTTTGAGGTGTTTTAATCGACCACGGAATGCGCCGGCCTGTGCTTTGCCAGTCGCTTTATACATTTGGGCGAGCGCGCGCTCGGCTTCGGCATAGGTCAACATGAATGCAGCCCTTCGTGGCGTTTCGTCCTATCAATTTCATTGTATTAGTGCAAGCGTGAACTTGCATTATCTGGTGCATCTGATTAGTGTAAGTTAACACTAATGATTCGGAGCACTCCATGCCCCAACAGAGCCAACAGGAACCAAGGCTCGTCTATGACGTGCCAGAGGCGGGCGCCAAGCTTGGATTGAGCCGCGGCGCCTCGTATGCCGCGGCCGCTCGCGGTGATCTCCCGGTAATTCGGATAGGCAAGCTTTTGAAAGTGCCAATGGCTGCTTTTGATAAGATGCTGGAACAGGCCGGATGCGGCACATCGCCCAAGGTGATGTCATGACACCCGACTCCTATATTCGACTGCTACCGAATGAGAAAGACGCGCATATGCGCCGTGCCCTCATGGTCGAGATCGGACCAGAGCAATACGTCAGCCTCCCCTGTGCCGTCGCGTCTGGACTAATCGGACGCCTTGTCGCGGACACGCTAATGCCGGACCTAGAGCCGGTGACCCGGGCTTGATCAATGCGCTTCGCCGATTACAGCGCCCATTCCAAATTCGCGGACCATCAATTGGTGGTCCGGTTTTTATCCCCCCGCAAAGGGGGTGCATCACGTGAAGCATTTAGCGTGGTGACGTAAATGCCGCGCCTTGCCCATTGTGGAAAATATCAACGCACTCCGGAAATTATCGAGCGGCAACGCGCGCGCCTTTTAGCATTCTGGGCCGATCCTGAAATTCGTCGGATACACGGCGACCTCACGCGCAAGCGCATGGCACGGCCTTCCGAAAAGACGAAGGCGGCGAAAGCCTGCCGCGATGTCAGTGTCCGCTGCGTATCAATCGACCAGGCCGATAAATTGCAGGCCTGCTCGGATCGCAGCGGGAGCGCGCCGTGACCGATTATAGATTTTCTGTCATCCCGGCCGGCGCCATCACCGATACGCAGCTCAAGCTGCGGGACCTCCAGGTACTCGCACTTATCGGCCGCCACACCAACAAGCAAGGCTGGTGCAGCCGTTCTCACCGCACGATTGCCGTGGAGCTCGACTGTGTCCGCTCAACCGTCCAGGCGTCATTAGACCGGCTTTATGCCGCCGGCTATATCAGTCGGCGCCTGCGAGGCTTGAATGGCAAAGAACGCCAAGATGATGGCAAGCACCCGTACCGCGCGCATTTTTATAGAGTCCTGTTGGATCGCGATGATCAGCGTGCCCAAAAAATTGGGCACCTGGCTGCCCAAAAAATTGGGCACGGGGTGCCGGAAAATGACGAAAAATCTTCCGAAAATGCCGATAATATAAGGTCGGCACCCGGTGCCGACGATTTTGAAGACGCCGATGATGTTGATTTAATTGGCGGAACTGAGGTCGTCGCTGAGGCCGAAGTGCCTCAAAACGGAAAAGTGTCGGCGCCTTATGAACCTACCCCTTATGAACCTACCCCTTATGAACCTCTTGGAGAGCGGACGGCGAATTTGCGGATCAAAGGTTCCGCGCAGGAACCTTTGAATGGTACTTCGCCGAGTACCTTTTCTAAAACCGGTGATACGGAGCAGTCCGCTTCCAGTGCTCAATTCGCCGAGTTCATGGCGAAGTGGCCGACAGCCGCCAGCGATGATCAGCACAAAGCGCTTCGCGCATGGTGCGCACTCCCGCTTGATGAGCGCCTGGCTGCTCTTAATGGCATTCAGGACTTTCTCACAAAACTGAAGGCCGACAAACGAGACCACATTCCGGCAAGCTGGAAATACCTTGAGCAAAAGAGGTGGGTTCTCGTCGCGGCAAGCGCCAGCACGCACGGGTTCCAAACATGGTCGCGAGATTGGTGGGCTGTTTGGATTACCAAGATTGATAGCGGGGCGGGCGGCAGCGCCTGGTTGGCGTATGCCGATCAAGCAGGGCAGCCGGTCAAGCGCTTCTGCGCTGTGAAGGCAGACGCTATGCCGAGCCTCGATCAGCTCGCGATGCTCACGGCTTACCCATCGGACGGCGATGCAATCGCAGCATGGCGACCTTGGTTCGAACGGCATGGGGTGCGTCTGCAGCAATGGACGGAGAGGTTCTGGGTTTTTCTCCCATCCGCGACGCCGCCTAGCGGCAAAAGTTCTGTTTGGGGACGCTGCGCCACAGCGCCAGATGCATCCAAAGTTAATGGTCGAAGCGAACGACCATTAAACGATGCTGACGCAGGACGGCCAGCATGACCGGGCAAGCAACAGCAAGCCCTCGCCGCGCCGCCGCGCAAGTAGCGGTCGCGAAGTGCGACCGGTCATGCTGGGACGGCGCCGCGAGGCGGAATTCGTATAAGCCACTGATATATATAACTAAAGGGTCCTTCCCCAGCCCTAGAAACCCCCACTGGGACGGCATGCCGCGATATTTCGCTAGTCGCAGAGCAAACCCCGAACCTCAAATTGACTGGCTGGATTCAACTAAAGCGGCCGACGACCGCCTCGCTATGCATGTCGCGCGGGGCCGGCTGACATGAGTGATGTCGTGACCAAGGGGGCGTTCGCTGCGATGGTTGGTGTCAGTGCCGGCCGTGTCTCGCAATTTCTGAGCGAGAAGAAAATCTTCGGTGATGCAATTGTCGGCGAGGGTCGACACGCGCGCATCCGCGTGTCCGTCGCCCTGGAACAGCTCAAGCGGAGTCTCGATCTCTCGCAGCGACTTGGCGCGAACGGTCGCGCACGGCTCGACGATCCTCTCTCGATCGGGAGCCGTAATGCCGGCGTCCCCGCCGCCGTGCCAGACACCGTGGAAACTAACATCAAAGCGCAGCGCCTGGAGCAGCTTGAGCTCGCCAACGAGCGCGCGCGCGAGGATAGGGCCGCGCGCGCTGGGGTCTATTTGAAGACTGACGAGACGCGACAAGAAATTGGGCGCATCGCGGCGCGATTGATGACCATGTTCGATGGCGCCCTCGGCGAATTTTCGACCGCGATTGCGGCGCAGTCGAATCTCTCGGCACGCGATGCTTTACATCTTTTGCGAACGACATTTCGAGCGGTGCGCGACCGCAATAGCGAAATTGAAATTAAAGCCGCCGCCGAACTTCCTGCGCTGATCGAAGATTTCAATCTTGGCGACCGCGCTGTAGCCGGCCTGGAAGGTGATGAAATTGTCGATATGGCGACAATTTCGCCGCCTGCTGAGGCGACCGCATGAGCATCATGCTCGCCAACCCCGAACGCATTGTGCGCGAAGTTATCGGCGCCGCACTGAAGCCGCCGCCCCCGATCGATTACCTGGCTTGGGCCGAACGCAACGTCACGATTGAAGAGGGGTCGTTCCCGGGGCCCTACAACCGAAGTCTGTTTTGCTACTTCGACGAAATCCTACGCGCGCTCTCGCCTGAGGATCCGTGCCGTTACGTCACCTTGATGGGCTCAGCGCAGATTGGCAAAACGACTCTCGCCAACGTGTTCACGTTGGGCTCGCTAACGACGGGCCGGGGAACGTTCCTCTATGCGCACCCAACGGATGATAACGCGCGGCGCTGGTCGAAAATGAAACTGGGGCCGATGATGAGGTCGACGCCGGTTGTGCGCGATCAGTTTCCGGAGCGCGCTCGCGACGGAGCCGACGCCGTTCTCTTCAAAGAGCGGCGAGACGGTCTGGCGCGTCTTCTCATCACCGGCGCCAATTCGCCTGCATCACTCTCGCAGATCACCGTCGATTTCCAAGTGCAGGATGATCTCGCGAAATGGGAGATGAATTCGGCCGGCGATCCGGAGGCGCAAGCCGACAACCGCTCACGCGCCATTGAGTTTGCAAAAATCTTCAAGGTCAGTACCCCATTAGTTATTCCGGGCTGTCGGATTTCAAAGGACTTCGAAGCTGGAAGTCAGGAATATCCGTATGTCCCGTGTCCGCACTGCGCACACATGCAGGTGCTTGAGTGGGACAACATGCTCGCAGGGCTCGATCCGACGAAACCGGAAGACGCGCATTTCACCTGTGTGGCTTGCGGCTGTTTGATTGAGGAACATCATCGTCCGCAGATGCTGGCCGGGTTCGAGTGGCGCGCGAAAAATCCGGACGCGAAGCGCGAGCATCGGTCATTCTGGGTTTGGTCCGCGTACAGCTATCTGCAAAGTTGGGCGCGTATTGCGCAGGAATGGCTTAAGAACCGCGGCGATCCTGCTGCCGAAAAAACTTTTCTAAATGATACGATCGGCAAGGCCTATCGCGCGCACGGTGAGGCGCGTCCATGGGAAGAAATTCGCGACCGCGCCATGGAATCGCATTACGTGCGCGGCAATGTTCCGGCCGGCGCGTTGCTCTTAATGCTAGGTATTGATTGTCAATCCGACCGGGTCGAATTTCAATTGGTCGGCTTTGGCCGCGATTTCCGGCGCTACGTCATCGACTACGGCATCATCGATCGTCACATATCGGATCCTGACTGCCAGGCTAATTTGAGTGCGCTGCTTGCGAAGACGTGGAGAAACATTGCCGGGCGCCAGCTCGGTGTCGATCTCGCCGCGATCGACGGCAATGCCTGGACCGAAGACGTATGCTCGTTCGCCCGCCGGCACCCTTCCTCGAAGTTGATCATGATTAGGGGACGTGGCGACGATTCCGCGCCGCGCCTTGCGCGCGTGAAAAAGGAACGGGACAAAAACGGGAAGCTCCTGAAATATTCCAAACGTTTCTACCACTTGGGCGTCTCAGTTTTGAAAATGGCGCTCTACCGGGATATTGCCAAGGACGATCCGCTGTCTGTCGGCTTCATAGCGTTCCCGTCCGGACTCGAAGATGAATATTTTCAAGAGCTGACAGCCGAGCGCCGTATGCCGGTAAAGCGCAACGGCTTCACGGTCTACCGCTGGGTGAAAGACGACCGTCAGGATAACGAAATGCTCGATACGCTGATTCAGGCGACAGGCGCCGCGATCAAATTTGGCGTGTACGGCATGGCGGAGCAGAGCTGGGCTGCGGTCGAAGCCGCGCGCGAGGCTCCGATCGCGCATGCCCAAGGCGACATCGAAGAGTTGTTAGCCGCCCCGGCACCGGGAGCAGCCCAGCCGCCACGCCGGACCTATGCGTCGCTGTTGGCGAGATAGCGCGCACCATGTCATCAGCACCGAAAACCCAACGAGTGTCGAACGCCCCCACCAGCAAGGCATTGGATGAAAAGCAATTCAACCGGCTTGCAGGAAAGCTCGCGCAACTTGATCTTGAACAGATCGGCAAACTATTTGCTGAAACGATGCGGCAAAAAATTGCCGCCGTGGCGGCGTCGGAAATCGCGATCGAGGAAATATTCTCGGTAAAAGAGGCGGCCGACTATGTAGGCGTCTCCGATGAGACAATTAGGCGATGGTGCCACGAATACGACATTGGACGGCAGATCGGAACGACCTGGGCAGTGTCGGGTTTGCGACTGAGGGTGTTCATCCAGTCCAGGGATGGGGTTGTGGTTTTGACCACACCGGACATGCCCGACGCTCCACGATACAGGCGAACGGGAAACGCCTAGATTTTGATTCGCGACTGCTTCGCGATGGGGACTGACATGAGCGCTCAAAAACAACCTTCACCGTTTGCTGGCCTATTTCAGCGCATGCTGGCGAAGCGGAATACGGCAACGCCACCGGCAGGAACTGCAACGCCACCGGCAGGACAGGACTACTCCGTGCTTGCAAAGCAAATTATCGCGGCTGCAGCGAAAGCACGCGGAGAAAGTCCTCCTGACGTAGCGAGGCCGCAAAACCTCGGGGCGAACAGAATTCTCGATGCTGCGGCGTTGCGCGATGCAGGTGGTCCCGTTCGCGCAGCGCCGACGGGTCTCGCGGCCCAAATTATCGCTGCCGGCGAAAAACGCCGTGGTCTTTCGAAAGGGAATTGAAATGCAAAACGTAGCCCAAATCTTGAAGCGCTTGACCGATCTCGAAACGCGCGTTGCGGCGCTCGATGGCAAATCCGCCGGGCAGGCGACACCGTCTGCACCGAAGCCGATCGAAGACGAGGGCATGCGCGTCATATATCTGGCGCCCGAGACTTCCTTTGTGATGCCATCGCCGGATGAACTCAAGCAGTTGTTCGTGATATCCGGTGCACGCATGGCGCAATTGGGCCGGACGCCAAAGTTTTCTGGCCCGCGCGCCGAAGAAAACAAAGCCGAATATTTCCCCCAGTTTTGCCGCGCATTCGAGGCGCTTGGCTACATCACACGTGCCGACGATCTCGACAAGAAACACTCAGCATCGTTTTGGAGCGCCCGCGCCGAAGACGTACTGCGCGCGCGGGGGGATGGTTCGGTCGAGGTGGGCCCGGCGTTTTTTCAGGCGGTCGTGGCTCACAATGACATTCCCTTCAATGACTCGCGCGAGTTTCCATACGTTCAGGAATTCGGCCTGCGTGATTACCAAATAGGCTCGCCCGCGACCGATAAGTGGCGCGGTGTTCTCGCCGCCGGATCGACGCGCGCACCCATTGTTGTTCGCGACCCGAGCGGCCCGGCGTCGCCTGCATTTGTGCGGGCGGGGTGATATTTTCTTCGGCTGCGGTGCCCGAAAACACTGCAGCCATGCGCACCGCCGTCGTGCGGCGCGCTGCAGGCGACCAGCCGACGGTGATCATAACGCCGCCGGCCGGGAATTCGGAATGGAGTCGGAGGGGTTTGCGGCCACTTCGACTTTATCGCGGAGTCATCGATCCGCGCGGGGATTCTCCTCCTCGTTAAGGTGAACTGATGATGGGGGTGTCGTGAGGCGGCATTCAATCATCGGAGATGAGAAAGCCGGCGGCTCGGACTGCTACACCTGAGCCGTCGGCGCTCTTTCGTAAAGGCATGAGATGAGGTCGAGATGAGCCAAGAGGAAACTATGAGACTCGTCGCTTCCGTTGTGGACGCTTACTCCGGTCCGCTGAAAAATATGCGAAAGGCCTTCCAGGACCTGCAAGCTAATATCAACGGCACGCATAAAGATGGGATCGCGATTTCAAAAGATCACGCGCGCGCTTATTCGGACCTGCAGCGCAATGTGGATAAAGTGCGCCAGAATCTTTCTGGCGCATTCACACCGGCGCTCGCCGCGGTCGGTATCACTGCGCTATCGACCAGCGGCGCCATTGCTGCAGTAGCGGAGGCGGTGAAGAGTCTTGGTGAGAAATCGCAATCGTTAAAATTCCTTTCGCGCCAAACGCAGCTGTCTACGGATACACTTCGCACATGGGAGGGCATGGCAGAGCGTGTCGGATCATCGGCTGAGGCGATGGACGCCGGCGTTGCAAAGTTTGGGGATACGATGGCCGCCGCAGGGCGCGGATTTCTCGTGCCACTACAACCGCTGCTTAATATTCATGGTGCGTTCGAAGCGGTGTTCGGCTCGGTGCAGCGATTGCAAAGCGAAACCCGTGAGGGGCAATTAAACGATGTATTTAATTTCCTCGGTAAGAATTATTCCGTCGGGCAGAAACGCAGCGTCCTTGCGGCGCTAGGTTTGCCGGAAAATTTTGCGAATGCCAGTATCGATGAACTCCGAGACGCTCGCGCCAAGCTTGAACAATGGGTCCGCGACCATCCGATTGATTTAACCAAGGGCGCGAAGGCGAAAGAGGCGTTCGACGAAATGCGGGAGTCGCTTAAAGGACTCAAGGATGATTTAGGCGACACGTTTGGTGGCCCGGTCGCACGCGTTGTGAAAGACTTTGCGAGCGGCATACACGCCATGGCGGGAGACTTCAGGGACCTGTCCAAGTGGATCGGCGAATGGGGCGACCGCTTCGGGATGGGACATGTCGGCGGCCCTGGGGATTACGATCCGAAAGATCCACGCCACCTATGGGAGAATAATAAGCATCCGGAAATCGATGCTTTGAAGCGCTTTAATCCGTTGCCTGCCGTCAGCGATTTGTTAAGCGGTCGTTCTGATCCCGCAAAAAGCAATTTTCCGTCCGGCGGCAAGTTGCAGCCGCTCACGATGGACGGCATTCAAAAGCTCTTTGGCCGTGATCAGGACAAGAAGGCAACCGAAGAAGGAACTAAAAAAGGTGTGTTCGACGGCTTGATGCAGTTTTTTCAATTGCAGAATTATAAGCCGGGCGGCGGCGAAGGGTTGCCAGTGACGAAGGCGGCGTATTATCCAGGCGGGGGCGGCGGCGTACGTAATGCTGGTGCTCATGCGCGCGCTTTGATGGGCGGGGGAAACGGCGGGGATATAGACGTTGGCGCTGCTCCAGGCGGCGGCCATCAGAATTCCAAGACGGCCTATGCGAAACAAGCGGCGATTGAGCAGCTGCGCAAAGAGGGCGTGCCGGAACGCAGTCTCGACGCCGCCGCCTCTATGCTGGTCGGGCAGGCAACCGCAGAAAGCTCGTTAAACCCGAACACGGTTCATGATGGCGGAACGGGCTACGGTGTTTATGGCGCGGGACGCGCGCGGCGCACAGGCATGCTGGCGTGGCTCGCCAAGAACGGTTTTGCAAAAAACAGTCTCGAAGGGCAAATGAAATATATGGCGCATGAAGCCATGTCGTCTCGTTACGGCCCGTCACGAGATGCGCTGATGCGCGCGAATCCGAACAATCTTGAGGCTGGAACGCGGGCACTCACACACAATTTTGAATCGCCAGCGGTTGAAAATTGGCGCTACCGGTTGAACGCCACGCGAGGCGCGTTGGCCACGCATGCGGAAGAGGCGCACAGAGCGGCCGTATCGAATGCGCTTCATGGTGAAGCTTTGCGCCGGCATTTCGGTCATCCGACGCCGCGCCCGGCAGGAGATCTTCTGCAGCACGCGCAACGCGCCGGCTTGCTGGCACCAACTTCGCAAATCGCAAGCAATGCGAAACTGCAGATTGATTTCAGCAACCTTCCGAAAGGAATTAGAACGAAATTAGAGCATGCCGGGTTCAAGGAAGTTGCGCTCAATCGCGGCCGCGCCGTTCCATTGGGTTATGACGGAGCGTGACGCGCGTCATTCTGATTATGCAATCCGAATCAAGCGAGAACTGATAAATGTCAAATCCCGCAGAAACTTGCAGCGTTATGGCGCTTGGACGGAATTACGACATCTGGCAGACAGTCGAGGTGCATCGCGATTTCCAGGACGTTATTGACCACACCATGCTCACGGTTGCAGAGATTAGCCAACCGTCGAAAATGTGGAATGCGCTCAAGCTCAAGCCAGGCGATCGCGCGCAGGTCTTCTTGGCAGGGCGCAAGGTCATTGATGGGAAGGTTTATTTGCGGCAGTCAATCTATGATAAGCAATCGCATGCGGTGCAGATCGGAATTTGGTCAAATTCGTCCCCGGTCGTCGCTGGTACGGTCGACGCCAATCCAGGGCAATACAAAAACTACACGCTGCAACAAATAGCCTCTGCCGTGTTCGGCAAGGTCGGAGTCGGATTCAAGATCATCGGCAATCCATCCCCATCCGGTGCCGACAAGATATTTCCGCGCGTATCTGAAATGGTTGGCGAAACGCGCTTTGAGTTCATCGAACGATTGTGCCAGTTGCGTAACCTTCACATGCTCGACGATGGCGCGGGCAACATCAACGCCATGCGCGGCGCGGCAGGCAATACATCGGCTGTGTTGCAGGAAGGCCTCAATATTTTGCGCGCGCGACTGATCCTGAAAAATAACGAATATGCCGACAGCATGACGACTGTGGGCCAGAATGCAAACCAGACATCGGGCGATGCAGGGCGCAATCCATCGGCGAGCGTGACGTTGCCGCCGTTCTATTCCAACAAAACTGGGGTGAACATCAAGCTGATAGCACCGGATTCCGGCGACTCAGAAGCTATGCAGATGGTGACAAACCATAATGCGGACTGGATGGCCTGGCAGACGGTAGACGGCAGTATCACCGTGCAGGGCTGGATGCTCGACGACGGTTCTCTGTGGTACGACCAAGTTGGGAAAAAGGTTTCGGTTTATTCGCCGATGCTGCTGCCAGAAGAGTCGATGACTTTTTTGATCAAGGGCGTCGTCCACAAACAAAGCAACGAAGACGGCACCACGACCGAAGTGCTGTTGTGCCGCCAAGATGGCGTTGGTCCGTCTGGAAATGAGCCGCTGCAGCCTAATGCCGATTCACCTTTCCCATCGGCGCCCCCAGCCGCGCCGGACGGGTCTGACGTATAAGGCGACCGCCAAATGGCAGTCGCAAGCCAGGAAGCATAAACATTCTGCCAATGCTTCAATTAGAAAAAACGTGGCCGGCTGCCGCCTGCGACCTTCGCGACTCGATGCAGCGCGCCGGCCTGAGTGAAGCGATCATCGAGCGTGTGCTTGCGGCTATCGCTCGTCCTTTCGCCGCCGCTATCGAGCTCGGCACCGTCGACGACGAACTTTTGTGGGCATTGGTCGCGGTGCAAGGCGAAATATTTCGGCGTGCAGGGGCGGGGTTACGAAATACTTTGGCATCGTCAACCAAGAGAGATGGCTTCGAAAATGTTTGAAATAAAATTTGATCTATCCGATTTGGAAAAGAAAGTCGCCGCTCTCGGCACTGCCGTCGAGCAAATTCCGTTCACGCTTTCGTTGGCACTCAACACCGCCGTAAAAAACACGAAAGAGGCGTTGGTTCGGAACACCTGGCCGCAGCACGTCACGCAGCGCAATGCTGCATTCATCAACCGCGCCCTTCAAATTGACTACTCTAAGAAATATAATCTGCGTGTGGAGATATACGACGATCTCGGACGCGCCAATCTTTCGCTCCATTTATTCGGGGGAACGGCATCGCCGCGATCCGGCCGGTTTGCGATTCCATCGAGCACTGCCGTGACCAAAACGGCGCAAGGTGTACGATCGAGTCAGAGGCCAAGAGCGATCACAAATAGTTTTGTCGCCAATCTGCGCGGCCACGGCGACGCAGTATGGAAGCGGGTCGGAGGAAGAAATCTCAAACTGATGTACGTACTCAAGCCATCGAACCGAGTTCTCGCGGACGTTCCGTTCGAAAACGACTTTCGGGAGACGATGGCCGATGCGCTGCGAACGTCAATTCCGGCTGCGATGGTGCGAGCGATGAGGACGCGACGGTGACGACCGAACCGCTGCTCAAGTTCATCGCTGACATCGATCAGGCCGAGCTGGCATGTCGAATGATTGAGGCCGTGAGCGGCGGCAAGTTCAAGCGCCCGCCCGAAATAACGGCGTTGCAGGCAATCGCGTGCTTGCAAGAAGAAGATCGAAGCAGGTGGTTCAACGTCGCACGCACTGCGATGCAATATTTTAAAGAGACATCATTGAAGGCCGACACTCTGACGGAAATCTCTGCGAAGTTTACCTATGAGACCGAGATCGCGGAACTCGCGTGCCGCTGCATTGAGACTGCGAGCGACGGAAAATATAAGCGCCCGGAAGGGCTGACGGCGATACAAGCAATTTCATGTTTACAATCGGAAGATCAAAAAAAATGGCTTTGCGTCGCTCAGGATGCAGTAAACTACGTTAGCGAGTGCGTCGCGAAGGCAACGCTGTTGCAGTGAAGAGGGTTCATAGGGCACGCGTGCCCTAAGTGGAAAAACGCAGGGCGGATCTAATGGCTGAGCGTTCGCTGTTTTCGGTGCCGAAAGGGCACACCGCCGTCATGGCCCTGGGCAACGCGCGCGCTCTTCACGCATGTGCTTCAATCCGGAGTGAATGAAATTAAGCTGGTTTTTCCGACGCCGCGTTGTCCCAGGTACATTCCATGGGTAGTTGCACCAGTTTGACCGTGGCAAATGAGCGGCATTAGGTAGCAAACACACCTTGCCAGCAGTAGAGCAACCATAGATGGCAAAGATGATATATAAGTATCTTGGTAGCCATGGGGGAAGCGCATTGTGGAAGCGTTGTTGCCGCATTTTGTGGAATATGACATTGAGGGTCACCCCTCAATTGCGGCATTGGCGCAAAGCCTGCTCTCAAACGAAAGGCTGGCGAAAGAAGCCGTCCTTCTTTTGGAAGCTTATATACCGGGCCTCGTTATTGAGACATCGGCAGTATCCGTTCGGCGTATTACGCAAGACTCGCCGCTTAAGCAGGCTTTTGTGGTTGCCATCGTTGCCGCGTTCCAGCCAAAGCTGGAGCATGATGTGCCTGTAATAATTACCGATCTAACCGGCCATATATTGCCGCCTCAATACCACACGCTAGTCACTGTGTTGGTGATGATGATCGCCGTCTACGGCATAAGCAAAGCAATCGATTTGTTATTCCCCGGCAGGAAAACAAGTGCGTTGGACGAGAATTATAGGGCGCTGACAGTGGTGGCTGGAGATTTGATCCAAATACCTCCGGCCACCGTTGATGCCGCCGTCCGAGCGAGATACAGCGGCAAAAAGCCAAGTCAATTAAGTGCTTTTGTGAAAGGGTTTTTTGCGCCGACAACTGGGCAACCTGGAGCAAAAATTGTCGGCGGCCCCGGTATCGAGATTAGCCGCGATGCGCTCGCTCAGATTCCGCAGTTAGAATTGTCCGAGGTTGATGAGGAAGCTGAGAAGACAGACAGCGAATTTGCAAACAATAAGCTCATCATTGTCCATGCAATGGATCGAGATCGCGGAAAAGTAGGATGGGCTGGCCATATCCCGGACTTATTCCAAGATCGCGTTCCGATGAAACTGGATAAATCGATCAATCCTGAATCTCTCTTTTCTAAAACCAGAATAATTGGTGACGTGCTAATCGTGTACGCAGTCAGCGAATCCGGGGAACGAAACCCAACCGAAATACACCTTTTGAGGCTCAGAGATGGCGAAAGGTCCAAGAGGCGAAAAGCGACCGGCTGACGTGCGGTAAGACCCGGCACAATCTCCAAAACAAGCCCAGACACTACCCATGGTATGTACCTGGGACAACGCAATAAGCTACCTCAGGGGACCCCGCTGGTGCGTTAAACTAGCCTGTCCCCTATGTCGGGTAGGGCCTCGAATGCCACGCGATGGGGATTCCAATTGGCCGCGCCATGGGATATGATTCGGGCGCAGCTGGCGACGCCTTAGGAACGCCGCCAGCCACTTCCCAAGCCAACCGCACAGAGGGCGGTCGGAATGAGCACGATCAACATAACAGTCGAATCGCTTATTTTCGATTCCGCCCTCTGGCATTCCCACAGCCATGAGAGGGCAAAACCATGACGAACAAGACATCTCACTTCCGCGCCCTGACATTGATGAAGAAATTGAGCCCGGGGCAAAAGACATTTCGCGTGACTGAAGACGATTCAGCTCCGCACTTGACCAAAGGGGAATATGCGGTCGTCGATACCGCTGATCGCGACCTGCAGAACGGGGAATTGTACCTCGTTCAGTCGAATTCCGGCGAACGACCCCGTAATATCTTCCAGACGCGATCGGACATGCTCAACATCACCGGCCCGGGCGCGGAGCCGTCACTCGTATGGTGGGTAGGGCACCTCCGCGGTTTCCGCAAAACAGACGAGGTTGTAGACGGCCACATTCCAGTCTTTGCCGGGCTGAGTGATGGGCCTTATGAGACCGAAGGTCTGCAATCGAAACTTATCGGTCGCATTATTGGCGTTGCCTTCTCGCCGCTCGACGGCTTGATTGCTGCCTCGGCCGGGTATGAAAACGAGGCGGCTGGAAATGCTGCATTCGATCCGGCCGAATATCTCGACGCGTTAATCTCCACCGGTCATAAGCCGAGTGTCTTTTACGACGGACGCGGGCTTTTACACTACTGCGAGCTCCTGCCGCAACGGTCATTGAGGCGGGCTGAACATAAAGCAGTTTGGAAGGCGCGCGAGAAATTCGGAGAGGCTTCCACCGGTCTCGACCGGGTGAAGCAAGAATGCGTTCGGCGTGGGATGATCGATGGCCGGGCGGTGCAATCATGACCCACCGACCAATAACCGAGCCATGCGCGATTGCGGATATCTTTTGCGCCGAGATCGTCGGTGTCGAAACCTTTGGGACCTTCGCGCGGCCACGACCCAGCGCAGCGCGTACATGGACAACACGGAAGGGCAGGGCCTTGAGCGCGTCATCGTCGCCAAGCTGATCGTGCCACGCGATGCGCTGCAAGGGATGGCGGAAAAAATGCTGGCGCCGACCGATCTGGAAAAGATGGAGAGCCCCGGCGCTGCCGTGGTGAGGTTGGTGAATTGAAATCCGACAAGCCCGCGCCGGCCGCCCGATGATGATGGTCGCGGCGGCCGTGGTGAGTAGCGAGGACAAAAGGGGCGCCATGCCATGCAAGATCAACTGACCGTCCGTTGCTCGTGGTGCGGCAATCGTGAGCCTTGCGGCGACTGCGTTGCGTTAGCCGGCAATCTCCTCAACAAGGTTCACGATTCTGCGCCGTAGCTTGGCGTCCTTGATTTGCATGAAAGCTTTCGTGAGTGCGAGTCCGTCCGATGTCGCGAGGAAATCGGACACATAGGCCGGCGAGGGGGCCTCGTCCGTTCCCTTGTGCTGTCCCGGCACATGCGGCGCTCCTTCGAAGAAGAACGGCACGGGGACCTGCAGGATGTTGGACATCTGCTGCAGTCGGCTCGCACTGATGCGGTTGGTGCCTTTCTCGTACTTCTGCACTTGCTGGAACGTTAGATCGAGCGCGTCGCCTAGCTTCTCTTGGCTCATGCCGAGCATCATCCGGCGCATTCGCACGCGGCTGCCCACATGCTTGTCGATTGGATTGAGAATTCCCCTTGGCACTGTCACGTTTCCCTTCTCGCCGGCCCATGCCGCCCCTGAGCGGACGATAGGCGCGGGCAAGAGCATGCGCCAGCGGCTCGGCGTCCCGCGATCTCGATCGCTGTGCAATCCAGCTATGTCGAGGCTGGGGTCAAGTTGGGACGCCGTAGGCCAGACGGCGAGCGTGTGCAGGCCCGTTATACTGGCGTGCCTGCGCGCAGCCACGCCGCCTTAAACGCGGACATCGCCGCTTCCCGGTCCTCTGCATAGCCGCGATCGGACGTGGTGCTGGGAAGTCGCCCAGTAATGGTCCAAAACCACGGCCGCTCGGCCGGCGCCTGCGGATGACGCATAATGCGGCCGATCTCGTGGCGCTCGGAATCGAGAACTGACCAGTCGTCCGCTTGGCCTAGGCCGGTCGGTTTGAGGGTGAGCATCGGCCTTCCAGTGCCGCGCACACCATTCGCGCGCATGTTGGCGAGGGTCATGGGCTGGGGTGGTGCGTGGGCGGCCATGCCGGTGAGCTCATTCTGAGGCTGGCAACAATTTGGCACCGAATTGGCACCGGACGAGCCATATCGTCCTGTTTTCGCTAGTCCCGTCTAGTACCGAAAAGCTAGAAAATCTCATAAAATACTGGCCTAAATCACATTAGACGTAACTGGACGATATGGCCGAATGAGAATTTCAAGACCGGTGCCTTAAACCACTCGGCCACCCTTCCGTAACGTCCTTGTGTTAGTCCAATGGTCGAAGGCGGCCACACTTGCAAGCCCGGAATGGCTTGGCTATTCGATCACCTGGTTGCCGCTGGACCGGCAAAGGTGTAGTGGAACCAATTGTTTACTACGACTACGCGCCGGGTGTTCCCGGAACAAGTGCCGCAGGCTATTCTAGTCGCTTCGCATTGGGGACTTTAGGCGGGATGGGCGGATTCGGGGGAAACGGCGGCATCGGTCGCGTCGCGCAGCTGCTGGCGCTGGGCGCTGGCTGTCTGGCGCTCGCCAACTGCTCGGGCGGCTTGGGTAAAGTCGATCCCAAATATGGCGTCTCCGCCAGCGCCCGCGTGGTCGATCCGGGCGAGCCGGTGCCGAAGGGCGGCGGCGTCTACCGGGTCGGCAAGCCTTATACGGTCGCCGGGCACGAATATGTGCCGCAAGAGGACATCACCTACAGCGCCGTCGGCATGGCGTCCTGGTATGGCGACGACTTCCACGGCCGCTACACCGCCAATGGCGAAATCTTCGACATGAATGCGATCTCGGCGGCGCATAAGACGCTGCCGCTGCCGTCCTATGTGCGCGTCACCAATATGGCGAACCATAAATCGATCGTGGTGCGCGTCAACGATCGCGGGCCCTATGACGGCGACCGCGTCATCGACCTCTCGGTCAAGACCGCCAAGCTGCTGGGCTTTTACGGTCACGGGGTCGCCAAGGTGAAGGTCGAATATGTCGGCCGCGCACCGCTGCAAGGCTCTGACGACAGCAAGCTGATGGCCACCCTGCGCGAAGGCCTGCCGGAGCAGTCCGTGATGGTGGCCTCCAACAAATCGTTCGTCCCGGCCTATTTCGACAACCGGCCGATGACGCAAGTACCGTCACAAGCTCCGGCGCCGCCCGAGCGATCATTTAGGCTGGGTGAGGGGCGGCGCGAGGTGCGAGGCCTGGCAGCGCCGCAAGCCCCGACCGTGGAGCTGGCGGCCGCCGCGCGTCCGCATGCTGTGGAAACCGTTGCCCGCGCGCCGCTACGCGACGCCGAGCCGGCGGTTTCGCCGGTATCCGCCTATGCCCCGACGCGCTATGATGGCGGTGTGGGATTCATGAGCGGCCGCGGCCTTTACTGAGCCGCAATCTTACCTCACAGCGCCGCCATTATGCGCCGCGTTTGCGCGCGCTGCTGCGCGCCGGTTCCAGAGCGTTGACGATGAGCATTGGGAATTTCCAGATCGGACGTTTGCTGACGGCGGCCACTTTGGTGGCCAGCCTTTGCGTGGCGGCGCTGGCCGCACCGGCGCCCGCGCAGAAAGCAGCCCCCGCGGTCGCGCAGAAAAAGGATGCGCCCAAGAAGGACGAGCCGGCGATCAGCGCCCCGCACGCGATCCTGATCGACGCCGAATATGGCGCCGTGCTGTTCGAGCGCGATTCCGACAAGCTGATCTTTCCGGCCAGCCTCGGCAAGCTGATGACCGTCGAATACGTGTTCCACGAACTCACGGAGGGCCGCATCAAGCTCACCGACGAGTTCATGGTGAGCGAAAATGCCTGGCGCAAGGGCGGCGCACCCTCGCATGGCTCCACCATGTATGCCGCGCTCAACAGCCGGGTCAGCGTCGGCGACCTCATTCACGGCATGATCGTGCAGTCCGGCAACGATGCTTGCATCGTGCTGGCCGAAGGCATCGCCGGCAACGAAGCCGAATTCGCCGCCAAGCTAACGCAGCGGGCGCGCGAGATCGGGCTCACCAAATCGGTCTTCACCAATTCGAATGGACTGCCCGATCCGGACGAGAAGGTCACCACGCGCGAGCTCGGCCTCCTCGCGCGCCACATCATCCGCAACTATCCCGAATATTATGCGATTTTTGGCGAGCGCGAATTCACCTGGAACAAAATTCGCCAGCAAAACCGCAATCCGCTGCTGACCATGGGCATCGGCGCCGACGGGTTGAAGACCGGCTTTACCAAGGACGCCGGCTATGGCCTGGTCGGCTCGGCGGTGCAGAACGGCTTGCGGCTGGTGGTGGTGGTCAATGGCCTGAAAACCGCCAAGGACCGCGCCGACGAAGCCAAGAAATTGCTGGAATGGGGCTTCCGCAGTTTCGAGCAGCGCGTCCTGTTCGCCGAAGGCCAGACCATCGGCGCGGCCAAGGTCTATGGCGGCGCCCAGGGCCGCGTGACGCTGGTGGCGGCTGGACCGGTGCGGGTGATGCTGCCGAAAAGCGGCGCCGAGAAGCTGATCGCGCGCATTGTTTATACCGGCCCGGTGCCGGCCCCCATCGAGCAGGGCCAGCGGATCGGCGCGATCAAGGTGTGGCGCAACGACAATGTGATTCTGGAGATGCCGCTCAAGGCCGCCGAAAGCGTCGGCAAGGGCAATATGCCGCAGCGCGCCTTCGATGCGGTGACCGAGATGATGGTCATGCTGTTCCGCGCCGGGGCCGAAAGGTTATGATCTTTCTTGACCTCTCCTCGCGAGCGAGGAGAGGAGGCCCAGCGCCAAGACA